TTCTTTAGATCATCGGGCGCATAGTTTCTCCGTATAGAGAGAACTAATCGGCTACCTTCTTCTACAGTTACTATGTAGGGTAATTTTATTTCTGTTGGTTCACCATCTGCTCCAACATCTTCAAAACCTTCTAGGTCTAAATTTACATGGCACTCTAATAAGGTATACATGGTTTCTTGTTTACCAGTTTTTTTAGTGCCATCTAATTCTCTTTCTTTTTTTTGAACATCATTTTGTTCTACGTTTCCAGGTGGTGATAGTTCTATGTCTCTGTAAAAACCATTAACCTGTTGTTTTCTTAATTCGTTTTCTGACATTTTGACAACATGAATTACAGACTCTGCATCCTCTAGATTTGTGGCCGTGTATGGCACAACTAATTCATCTGCAGGAACAAATTTAGATACCACTCTCGCCATTGGCACATCGTAATAAACTTTTTTAAATGTGGATCCTGCTAGTGGTAAATGAAATAACATTGAATCAAACTCTTCCTCGTACTCCTTCATCTGATCCATTATCAGATAGTTCATGAAATCTTTTACACGAGTTGCCTGCTGTTCTGTTGCAGGGTTTTCAACACCAATAATTTGTGTTCTTACTGGTCCATCCACAGGTAATAATTCTTTGTACGCCTGTGCTTGAAACTGTGTAACCGCCTCTGCTAACACTGGGTGTGTTGCACCGGACGCTCCCTGAAAGGGTTCTGTTCTATTCTCGTATTTGAATCCTAGAAGATCTAGTCCTTGTTTATAAGAGTCCTCCCAATCTTTTCTTGACGCTTTATAATCCATATAATTCTGAACCATATCGTTACCAATCGGATCCAAAACATCATCGGGTAGTATGTCTGCTAGGTTATCAAAATGATTTTCTGTTCCAGGTATGTTGATTGCACCTGGTTCAAAGTCTATCGTTGCTCCGCCATCTTCTTCTGGTGTGACCTCTATCGGTCCTTTTTCTGGTGTCTCCTCTTGAACACTAACCTCTTCGATCTCCTCCTGTGTGGGAACATCAACTTCAGTACGTGTGTTACTAGGGAGTCCTTTGTCTATTTCTGCCATTTGTTACTCCTATATGTTCTTACCACGTTTCATTAGATAAGACAAGCCTTGTGGACTAGGTCCTGACTCTGGTGGTGGTCCTGAAGAAACACCTGCTTGTTTTGCTATTCCTCCGCCTGCTGCTGAAAAACCTCTTAATCCAGTCCCCATCATAGATAGATCAATATCAAATGGATTAATGACTTGTCCTTGTTCATTTACATTTGTCTGACCAACTATTTCATTTGCCATATCACTAATTACATTTTGTGGTTTTTCAACCTCACCTTTGAATAGTGGCTCAGCTATGTAACCTTGTGCTCCATAAACTAGTTCAGGACTTGTCGCTGCTGCAAGACCTGCTAAAGACGTATTTTGAACAAACTCTCTTGCTTTTTCTTGTTCTTTTACATAATAATCGTCAGGAATATCATAACCTTGAGCTTGCAGGTTTTTTGCAAATGATATGAGTTCATATTCTTTTGCAAGTAATAAATCTCTATCCAATTGAGGAGTCATTCTTTTGTTTAATTGTTCTTGTGTTTGATCGGCTCTTCCTATTGTTTCCACGTCACTAAGATTTTCACCAATACCACTCAACGCTGCTTTTGTTTTTGTTATAAAATTATCTGCTGTTCTCCTATCATCGATTTCAGCTTGCATCGCATCCGCATATGTTAATTGTGCATCTGTCATTTTAAATTTTGTACTTAAATCATTTGTTGCTTTTTTAATTCGATTATTAAGAAATTTAATGTCGTTAGTTAAATCACCTATATAATCAAACTCACCACCTCCAGATAGATTTTCTAGATTATCTCTTTGACTTGTCAGATTATCTATCCTAGCAAGTTGATTTTTATAATCAATGGATCTACCGATGATAGCTGCTGTCTCAGGGTTCATTAATCTTGTAGCTTCCATCATCTCAGCTAATTTGATGCTCTTAACAAAGCCTCGATAGGTTTATCACCCATCGCTAATCTGATCGTGGCGTCAGCTGCAACGTACATCGCTTCAGGTATGACACCAAACCTCTTAATAGCGCTACCCAAAGCTCTTGCTCTGTTTGCAAACAATGCAAAGTTTTTAAGTTGTGCTGGAGTTGCGTTCTTCATTCCAGAGTTAATCATTTGTGCACCTTTTGTTGGACAAATATCTGTTCCGTCTTGATACCCTACTCTTCCACCACTGGCTTTAAAAACTTTATTAGGACAACCTATTTTAGCTAAAAGATTATTAAATTGTTTTTCATCTAACGAAGAAACTTTTTGTGTTACATCACCTATGATTCTATTAAACTGTCTTCTAGGATCTTGAAAACCTTTACCATATGTTTTACCATCAACAGTGATTTTAACACCAGCTTTTTCTAAATCAGCAACTCTTGAAAGGTCGCCTTTTTTAATTTGTTGTGTGATTGTATTTCCTAATGTATTTAAATCTTTTCTTAATAGTTGTAGGTTTTTAGAATCTACAGGGGCTCCCATATCTGACAAACTTTTTAAATGATGTTTTTCAATGGCGTTTCTAGTTACATCAACACCTTGTTCTTTGTATAAGTAACCAACTAAATCATTAAATTTTATTGATTCATATCCTTCTGGAAATAAAGCTAATAAAGATTTTGTATTTTTATAACCACCTAAATCTTTTAAAGGTAGTTTTGCTTCATTAGCAACATCAACAAATTTTTGAACTTTGTTAAACTCTGGATGAGAATTAATTAATTTTACTTTATTGGAAGGAGCTACATTTTCATTTGCATAATAAGCTTTACCATTTTCTTTCATTCCAATTACTTTATCGTTTTTGTTATATATAGGTTCATAGTCAGTGTTGCCGTGTTCCCATGCTCTGTACATTTGTTGCAACATCCAAGAACCAGGTCTGTCCATTGAAAAGGCAAGTTTAAAAGGTTTTGGTTCACTAATATATCTTTTTACTCTTTGAGCTAAAATATTGTTTTCTCTTTTTCGGGTGGATCGTACGCCTCCACCCCCAGAGCCGGGAACTCCGTATTTGTATTTATCAAAATCCCAATCTTTAAAATAAGAAAATTTTTGTTTTATTTCTTCTTGAAGTTTTAAAGGTATTTTTTTAAATTTAGGTTTGTATCCTCTATCAATAAATCGTTTCACCTGCACAAATTTTGTTTGTTCATTTGCTTGATTAAATCCAAATTTACCTTTTGAAAAATCTGCATCAGGAAATTCTGCTAATATTTTATTTTGTTGTATAATCGTTAATGGAGTGAATGGAGTTTTCTTTTTTATTTTAGTTCCTGCTACAGAGGCGTATTGTAAATTAGCCATTACAGTTTTAGCTTTCGCAGGTTCTTTTTTTAAAAGTTCAGAATAAGAACTATATTCTGGATATTTTATCCTAGTAACTCTATTTCTTTCAGCCATTGAAAATTTACCAGAACCTATCTCTTTAGCAGAACTTTTTGGTGGTTTATCCATATACACTGTTTCTACTTTTTTAGTTTTTTGATTATAATAATTTTTTGGATATTTAAATTTTTTAGTTTTGACTGTGCTTGTTGCGTATTCCTG